TCCCCCGCGACGAGTTCCCCGTGACGACCGCCGCCGACCTCGGAGTCACCATCTCGTGACCACTCCCATCCTCCCCAGAATCGTGCAGGTGATGGTCGGCCCCGCGGGGGCGCCGGGGATCATGTGGTCAGACCTGTACATCAAGTTCTCGGTGGAGAAGTCGAAGGGGAAGAACCCGAACAAGGCGAAGGTCGAGCTCTACAACCTCTCGCCGGCCTCCCTGCAGCTCCTCGAGATGCCCAACCTCGTCCTGCGGCTCTTCGCGGGCGAGTCGGTCCCGTCGCTCCTGTTCCAGGGGGACATCGGGAAGCGTGGCATCAAGACCGTCATCACCGCCCCCGACCAGGTGACCACCATCGAGTGCGGGGACGCGCGCAAGGCGACCCGCGAGGCGAGCTTCACCCGCAGCTACCCCGCGGGAACCCCGCACACCCTCATCCTCGCTGACCTCTCCGCGACCCTCGCCCTGCAGGGGGTCGTGGTCGGCTACGTCGACCCGACGCTCGAGCCCGTGACCTACGCGGGCGGGGTCACGTTCTGCGGGAAGGCCCGCACCGCTCTCGACCAACTCGCCTCCGACCTCGGCGGCGAGTGGTCCATCCAGGACGGCGTCCTGAATCTCGTCTCCTCAGGATCGCCGCTCCCCGGGGCTGCCGTCGTCATCTCGTCCCTCTCCGGGATGCGCGGCAGCCCCGAACGCACCAACAAGGGCATCTCCGTCACGACGAAGCTCTGCCCCCAGATCGGCTGCGGGAAGATCGTCTCGGTGGTGTCGAAGCTCGTCACGGGCTTCTACCGGGTGACCAAGGTCTCCCACGAGGGCGACTCCCGCGGCATGAGTTGGGACACGAAACTCGAGGGGGTGCCGCTGTGAACCTGGACCTGTGGGGATACAAGCCAGAGGTCATTGCCAGGGCAGGGATGACGGTCATCAAGCTGGATGGAACGAGGCTTGTGCGCGCCATTCTCGCCCACGCCAATCGAACGCGCGTCCCCCGCAGGGACATCGAGGTGTTCGTCAATCGCTGTGTAGCGACTGCCAGGCGCAGGTGTGATGCCTACCTGCGCTCTGGTCTATGCCGCCCAGAGGACCAACCATGAACCTGGACCTGCGCATCGTCATCGAGGCCCGCCGCAGGGTCGAGGCCTTCCTCGAGTCGGGAGGGGTGCCACTGTGAGCGTCAATCCCGAGAGCAAGCCGAGCCTCAACGAGCTGCTCGAGCGGGTCTACCAGGCCCACGCCGAGAGCACCCGCGGCGCGATGCCGGCGACCGTGGTGGCGTACAACTTCGCCACCCAGCGCGTCGACGTGCAGCCCGCAACTCAGGTCTACGTCGAGGGCGAGCTCCAGGCGCTGCCCATCATCCAGGGCGTCCCGGTGGTGTTCCAGGGCGGGACCCTCGGCAGCCTCACCACTCCCCTCGCCCCCGGCGACGGCGTATGGCTGGCCCCCGCTGAGGTCGACATGAGCGCCTGGCTCGTGACCGGGACACCAGGTAGTCCCCCCGCGACGAAGCGGCGCTTCTCGCTGTCCGACTGCGTTGCGTTCCCTGGGCTCCGGACTACCGCGGGGCCTCTTCCGGCGGGGTCGCTCGACGCCACCGCGACGGTGCTCCGGAGCAGCGACGTGCGGCTCGGCGGAGCGACCGCGGTAAACTTCGTCGCCCTCGCGAACCTGGTGCTGGCCGAACTGCAGGCCATCAAGCTCGCCTACGACAGCCACACCCACGCCTACGCCCCAGGGCCCGGCGCACCAGTCCCGTCTGGTCCTCCGATTCCTGTGCTCCCCGTCGCCAACCCCGTCGCGTGCACCACCACGAAGGCCCTGTGACCCATGGACCTCTACCTCGACCGCGCAACCAACGACCTCGAGCTGACCGACGACGGCGACTTGCGCACGGTCGACGAGGCCGAGCTCGTCTCGCAGGCGCTGCGGAACACCCTGCTCACCCGCCGCGGGGAGTGGATGTTCGACACCTCCTTCGGGGTACCGTACCGGGGGACCATCCTCACGCGCACCCCGAACCTCGACGTCATCCAGGCGACCATCCGCGCCATCGTCATGGCGGTCGAGGGGGTCAACTCCATCGTCCAACTCGATCTCGTACACAACAAGGTCACGCGACAGCTCACCGTGACGCTCACCGTTGACACTCCGTGGGGGCTCGCGCCCCAGGTGGTGATCTGATGCCAGCAGGACTCTCGCCCACCGGGCTCGTCATCAAGCGCCTCGCCGACCTGCGCTCGGACCTGCGCGCCGCCATCGCCGCCGACCCCTACTTCGGGAAGAAGGCGCAGACCGGGGCTGCGTACGCACTCGGTGTTATCGTCGACCTTGTGGCAGTCCCCCTGGCGAGTCTCTGGTCGTTGGCGCAGAGCATCTATGACCAGTTCCGGCCTGGCGCGGCCGAGGGGGCACAGCTCGACAACGTGTGCTCTCTCGTCGGGATGACTGGACGCCTCCCAGCCACGCACTCCATTGGGGTCGTCACCCTCACCGGTGTGATAGCCACCGTGATTCCCTCGGGCTCGAGATGCCGGGTGACCGGCGGTCCCATCTTCGAGACGACGGAGAACGGCACGGTTGGAGGCGGCGGGACCGTAGACGTGGACTGCCAGAGCATCGACACCGGGCCGATTGAAGCCATCATGGGGGCGATTGACTCCATCGTCACCCCGGTGGTCGGGTGGACCGGAGTGAGCAACGCCCTGGCTGTGGTTCCCGGGCGCGATGTCGAGACGGACGCTGAGTTGCGGATTCGTCGGGAGCAGTCCGTTGTGGCTCCAGGGTCCTGCACCGACCAGGCGATCCGGGCCGACCTCGAGGCGCTCGCCGACGTCGAGGCCGCGGTGGTCATCTCGAACCGCACCCTTGTCGTCGACGGCTACGGCACGCCAGGGAAGAGTTTCCTCACGGTCATCTGGCCGAACACCGCCGACCAGGACGCCATCGCCGACGTGCTCTGGGACAACCTCTCGGCCGGCATGTACTCCCACGGCGTCGACGTGACGAAGACGATCACCGACTCCCGCGGCTACGCCCAGGTGGTGCGGTGGAGCTGGGCCACAGACCTCGAGCTGCACGTCGAAGCAGTCCTCACCTACTCCGCGCCCTACGCCCCCGCGACCAGCGACGACCTCGTTGCGGCTGCGATTCTTGCAGAGGCCGAGTACTTCGAGGTGGGAGGTGATGTCGAGGTCGACGACTTCGTCGCCGCCATCTCCCGCCGGACCGACGCCGGCATCAAGGCCATCCCCGGCATCGTCACCCTGTCCGTGCGCGTGAAGTTCGGCGCTGCGCCTGGGCCCGGAGACACGGTCAACCTCGCCGTCGCCATCACCGCGATCGCCACCCTCGACCCCGCCGACATCGTTGTCACGAGCACCCCAGCATGATCTCTCACATCACAGACCACGTCGCGCGCACCCTGGCGAACCTCCCCTCTCGGTTCTCCATCGCGGCACGGCTGCGCGCCCTCGTGACGATCCTCGCGACGGAGTGCCAGACGCTCGAGGACACGCTGTGGGACCTCATCAGCGACCGCATGCTATCGACCGCCGCTGGCGTCCAGCTCGACGCCTACGGGGAACTGGTGGGACAGGTGCGGCTCGGTGGCTTCACTGATGACGAGTACCGACGACTCATCTCCGTGAGGATTCGCGCCAACAAGACATCAGGGCAGGTAGAGGACGTGATTCAGATCATGTCGATGCTCTTGGCCCCGTTCGCCGTTGGCGTTGGGTCCGACGTGCATTACTGGCCACTCCCCCCTGCCGCCTACGGGCTCGAGTGGGTAAGGGACACCTACTCATCGGCCGCCGTTGTTGCGATGCTTCCTGCCTTCGTCGTCGCCATCACCGGGGCGGGCATCGGGGTTGACGAGCTTGTTGAGGCGCTCCCGGGCTACTGGGGATTCGAGGGAGATGACGACGCACTTTCACTCGGGGACGGGGACTTCACCGCTGTTCTCATCACGTAGAGGAATACAATGGCCGAAATCCCAACCCTCCCGAACTCCATCGCGGACATGCACTGGGCAGATGCTGGCGCAGTCGTGGAGCCGACCCCTGGACGGAAGACCGCCGGGCACGAGTTGTACAAGCCTCGCTTCGAGCACTTCAACTGGTTCTGGCGCTACGTCTGCCTCTGGCTCGCCTTCTTCTACGCTCGCGTCTTCCGCACCTTCGAGTCCGTGTCGGAGGCACTGTCCGGTGACCTGTCGAACGGCGATCTGTTCCTCGTGCGTCAGAGCAACGGGACCACGAAGCAACTCGGCGCGATGACCCACCATGCGTGGGGAGGAACAAGCGAGCTACTGCACCGCACGGACGGGCTCCGTGTGTATTCCGTTTTCCCGACACAGATCGTCGTCGCGTATGACCCAGAGGACCTCGACCCTGGATCTCGACTGTGGGAAGTAGGTCCGGTTGCTCACACGGTGTCGGCCCTCTGCGCCCCAGGTTCCTACGTTTACGTCGGATACGACAGCGGGGCAGGGCATGACAAGGTCATTGTCCTTCTCGCCTCGACAGGGGCGACGTTCGCTGGCCCAATCACCGACGCGTATGCCACCCCGGTGCTGAACATCGAGAGCGATAACACAGACGTGTGCTACTGCCACGGGAACATCTGCGAGATTCGGGACGCCGACCTGACCAACAGCAGGACCTTCGACCACGGAGCCGCAGTTCGCGCGGTGGCGATGGACGCGGACTTCGTCTACTTCGTCGGGGACCGTGGAGTTGGTGGGGCCTCTGTTGGCAACGACCTCGTCTGTCTCGACAGAGCAACGGCGGCGCATCTGTGGTCGATCTGCCTGTGCCCGAACCCCTTTGCCTCTCCGACCGCCGTGGTTGCGGACGGCGAGCGCGTCTTCGTTGCAGGCGGAGTTGATGCGTCCTCTCGAAACCTGTGGTGCGTCGACAGGGAGTCGGCAATCATGTGGCTGCGCGTCGCGTACAGCAGCACCGTCGATTTCCTTCGAGCAGATGACGAGTTCCTTTGGGTTGCTCGAGAGAACTTCATGGGGAACTCCTTGTGGCTCTACGACAAGCGAGACGGAGCTTTCCGACACACCGTGCCATCGACCTTCGACCACATCCTCGGGATTGATGTCGACGGCATGGGTGCATTTGCGCATGGGACTTGGGCCGCATCTCAATCGGTAGCGAGGATCGACAGGGGGGCACTGACCAAGGAGTTCCAACAGGCCAACGCCTACGACCGCTCTCGCACGCCGTTCTACAAGCTGGCCCTGCCACGGAGGCACCAAT